GTTTACGACAAAAGAAAAAGGGTCTAATTAATGCTGACAGCCAACCCAATATATTGGTGGTTGATGACAAGGATAAACTCACAATTGAATTAAACGAATTGTGGAGCAAACCCAATTTAGGTCCTCTTTTTGGAGAATAAAGAGATAGACAAAACCACTTTTACCAGTTATACTGTAAGAGTAAACAATAAGGAGTCAAATATGAAACAAGATAGTTTTTATGTAAGTGCTTGGAACAGCGTTTCACGTAAGGTTGAACGTGTCTGGGAAGAAGACATTGACGGCGTGGTGCTACTTGGCGAAACAAATGGTAGTGTAAGAACAATGGGGCGTGTTGATTATGTTCCATACCGCGGCAGTGGCAACAACTGGGGTGATTTTTTGATGGGCAATATGGATGCCTTCGCATATGAATGGGGCGATAAGGCAAGTTCCCCAACAGTTAGCGGCAGGGCAAAGATAGCCTATTTTCCAGACAATCACAAGGCATTGGTATTGATTATGCCTGACAGTTATATGACGTCAATTGACGTTATGGAACGTGACATTAACACACAACACTAAGGCAACAAAGAAAGGCAAATATAATGAGTAACAATTTAATAGTAGCAGAACAGTATGCTAAAACAATGGCGGGAATGACTAATAAATGTTGGATTTCTGATAATCTCCCAATGTTAAGTCGTAATGAACGTAAACAAGTCCTAAAAATATACAAGAAGCATTTCAAAACGGTTGACTATAACCCACTGACTGGTGTTTGTAAATGTTGGGTAGTGGATCCATATGATATTTCTGATTTAGAATATACACCAGCATCAACTATAGATGTGGGCACAGGTATAGCAGGTGGTGAATTGAAAGAGAGCACAGTTCAAGGCTTGAAGATGAGTGATAAACAAATTGTTATCGTTACTAACAGTAAGGAGCCAGCATAATGTCAAACACAATTATATCCAATGGCAAAACATATGAATATAACGGCAAGTTTTGTAATGACAATTTAGGTTGGGGTGCTGAATATATATTAAGAGATGATGAAGGTGACATCATAGACAGCATCTACATATATGATGATGAGTTTGAGGAGTTAGAGTAATGGCACACACAAAACAAATGGAAAATCGTTCAGGCAATTTTCTATCTGAATTTCACAATCTAAATGATGATGTTGTTGGTGAGGCTTGGATACTCCTAATGGAAAACAACTTTACAACAAAGCAGATTGACAAGGTGTTTAACATTATTCGCAAGACAGAAATTACGGCAAAACATTTAGTCAAGGAGTCAGCGTGATAAAGTATGGCATCCCCATATACATCATTCTAATCATACTGTTTCTTACATTGACAGGATGTAGCACACCGCCTAAGTGGGTGTCAGCAATGTATGACAAAGCGGATCCCTGTCAGGCACGTTTTAGAAGTGAAGACTATCAACGTCCTTCTTTTTGTGGCAAAGGCAAAACTCCTTCAAAAGTAATCATATATGATTACTATTCCAATCATCCAGTTAAATATTAGTATGAAAAACGATTGGTGGGAGGGAGAGAGTATGAATACTTTTGACCCTTATGAAGAACTAATGTCGTTGAAGCAAGAAGTCGCTCATCAACGCAAACTAATCAATAACTTGATTGTCACAAACAATCAACAGGCAGAAGTGCTGGTTAATATCAGCAATCAACAAGTCAATCTTGTCAAAGATTTAAAAAATGCCCTTAGAAATTTAGAAGTGGCACGAAGACAATTAGACGCAATAAATAAACCCCTCTAAATTAACTGCCGCTAAATAGTGTTATGAAGTTAGCACAATGGCAATCTCTCGTGGCAAAGGATCCACACCGTTTTAAGGTAGTAGTAGCAGGAAGACGTTCAGGTAAAACATATTTGTCAATAAGACAGATATGCTATCACGCACGACTGCCAAATCAGAACATATTCTATATCACTTCAAGTTATCGTCAGGCAAAGATGATTGCTTGGAAATTGCTTAAAGAAAAACTGTTGGACTTGCGTTGGGTGAACAAGATAAACGAAAGTGAACTCACAATCACCCTTAAGAACAACTCAACCATCAGCCTTAAGGGCAGTGAAAATATTTCCGCATTAAGAGGAGTATCCTTATCATACGCAGTAATTGATGAAGCGGCGGATGTAGACGAAGATCTCTTTCCTGAAATTATACGTCCAGCCTTAGCAGATCAACAAGGTGGATGCCTCTTTATCACAACACCAAAAGGCAAGAGCAACTGGGTGTATGAAGCCTATCGTATGGAAGAGGACGCACCAGACTATTGGAAGAGTTTTACCACCACAACAGCAGAAGCAGGATTTGTAAGTGAAACAGAAATAGAAGCCGCTAAAATGGATATGAGCGAAAGGCAGTTTCGCCAGGAGTTTTTAGCAACATTTGAAACATATGAAAACAGGGTGGCGTGGGAGTTTTTTAGAGAGAAAAATGTCAAGGATTTAGAACAACTTGACACCAGCATATTACACGTTGGACTTGACTTCAACGTAACACCACTTTGTGCCGCGGTATGTGTAAGGGTGGGTGATGATTTGTATCAAATTGATGAGATACGTATGGACAACTCAAACACACAAGAGGTGGCAGAAGAACTAAAGAACAGATATCCACGTTCAAAGATATTTGTTTATCCAGACCCAAGTGGTAATGCTCGTAAAACGTCAGCAAATGGGCAGACTGACTTTAGCATACTACAGAACAGTGGGTTTGTAACCAAAGCACCAAGACGACACGACGCAGTGAGGGATAGAATTAACGCCATCAATGCTCGTTTTCGTTCCGCAGACGGTCGTAATCACTTGTTTATAAGTAATAAGTGTAAATACACTATAGAATGTCTGGAAAAATACAGTTTTAAAGAAGGAACTCAAACCCCAGACAAGGGTGGTAAGGTGGATTATTCGCATATGTTTGACGCATTAAGTTATTGTGTCGCATTTTTATTCCCCTTAACCAGAGAAGTGGAACCAATGGAACCACAACGATGGGGACATAATATTAAGAAACAGTATGCCTACTAAAGGATAACGCAATGAACATAACAGAACAAATCCAAAATGAAATAGCACAGTTAATCGCAGGCAATGAAACCTACGATACTTACCAACCACAATGGAAATACTTGCTGGAATCATACATTGGCGGTAAAGAATACCGTGAAGCAAGACACCTTACAAGATATCAATTAGAAAACGACGCAGAATACCAAGCAAGACTTAACACCACACCACTTGAAAATCACTGTGCCAGTGTTATTAGTGTTTACAAGTCATTCTTGTTTAGAAACCCACCAGTAAGAGATTATGGTAGCATTGCTAACTTACCTGAATTAGAAGACTTTATTAGAGATGCTGACTTGGATGGTAGAAGCATTGACAGTTTTATGAAAGACGTGGCAACTTATGCTTCTATTTTTGGGCACAGTTGGATATTGGTTACACAGCCTGACACAGGAGCACAAACAAGAGGCGAACAAAGAGCGATGGGTGTGCGTCCTTATGTGAGTGTGCTTACACCACTTGCTGTATTAGACTGGAGTTGGACAAGATCGCCAAGCGGACGTTATGAATTAGACTACCTAAAATATTTAGAAGATATCAATGGTAGCATTAGAACAATTAAAAAGTGGACAAAAGAAGAAATTAAAACCTACATAGTAGACGTAGAAAAAAGTCTAATTGCTGAAGAAACAGTAGAAACAAACCAACTGGGTATTATACCAGCGGTATGTGCCTATAACATTAGAAGCGTGATGCGAGGTATTGGCGTAAGTGATATTACAGATATTGCTGACGCACAAAAGTTTATCTACAATGCCACAAGCGAAGTAGAACAAAGCATAAGAATAAACACACACCCTTCAATTGTTACAACGCCTGAATGTAACGTGGGCACTGGCAGTGGAGCACTTATCCATATGCCAGAGGGATTGGATCCAGGACTAAAACCTTATCTCTTAGAGTTTAATGGTGCCAGTGTTGACAGCATCTATCAATCAATCAAACACACAATTGATGCCATTGACAAGATGGCAAACACAGGGGCGGTGAGAGCAACAGAAAGTCGCACAATGAGTGGCGTTGCTATGGAAACAGAATTTCAATTACTAAACGCTAAACTTTCAGAAAAAGCAGACGCCATTGAACTTGCTGAAGAGCAAATGTGGAAAATATGGTGTATGTATATGGGATATAATTGGGATGGTAATGTGGACTATCCAGGCAGTTTCAACATTAGAGACACAGGGGCAGAAATTGCTCAACTTAAAACAGCAAAAGAAAGTTCCGCAAGTCCTATTGTTGCTAAAGAGATTGACAAACAAATACTTGAGTGGATGGAAGTTGATGATGACGTATTAGAAAAGTTAGAAGAACAGCATCCAACCACAACACCTGAAACAAGAACTGCTCATATACAGCAGATGATTATGGAAGGTTATACAGACGCACAAATTTTACAAATTCATCCTGAGATTACACAGGCTGACATTGATAGTGCCAAGCAGGCATTATTAACAAGCGAAGGAGCGAACGATGAATAAGAAAAAGAAAAAAGGTGGGAAGCGAGGCGGCAAAAGAGGCGGCAGTCGCGGCGGTAAACGATAAGGAACTGTGGACCCATTACTTTCACAGCATACGTAAGGTATGTCCGTGGAGTTATAGTGCCTGGAAAAGAGGCAAGATAGATATAGCAATGTGGAGAGGCATTGCTAATGAATTAGAGGATTTAGAAGCAAGGGTTTATGTCATATATGGTGACATAACACCAAGGCTACTAAAAAAGATTGAACAACGCCTTAATGGTGAACGTCAATCAGAGGAGTGGTTACATAGCCACCCTTTATTTGGGATTAATTCAACCCCCGTCCCAGTCCTAATACAACAGGACAGAGAAGGGTTGGAAAAGGCAAGAAAGCAGTCAAATCAATAATGGTTTTACCGCCTATTGCTAAATAACATATAACACTCATAAGGAGGCGATGCGACGATGTCAGAAAATACATTGGTAAATGAAGAAAACGTAACTCAAACGGAGGCGACACCAAACGCAGAAATTGAGGCACAAGAAGCAACCAAAACCTATAGTCAGAAAGAAGTTGACGATATGATGGCCCGTATGAAAGGCAGTCTTACTCGTAAATTTGAAAGCAAATATGCGGACTTGGGTGATGTTGAAGAACTACGCAATTTGAAAGCAGAGGCGGATGAACGCCAACGCAAAGAACAAATCAAGCGTGGTGAGTTTGAAAAAACACTTCAAGAACTTGCTTCAAAAAAGGATGCTGAAATCCTAAAAAGAGATAGCATCATTAAGGAGTATAAGGTGAATACCCCGCTTTTGAATAGTGCCGCAAAATACCGTAGCGTTAATCCAGAGCAGGTAAAATCCTTACTTGCTAATCAAGTTAGACTTAATGATGAAGGTGAT